CTCATCGGTCAACCAATCCTCCGGGTTGGCCTCAATGTTAATGCTGACCATCTCCTCTGCATCAGCGGCTGCAGGCGTGGGCTCGTAAATGGGATTGCCAATGGGCAGGTACTTATTGCGTTTGCGCAGTGCACCCCGCTGGTCCACTACACAATTCTTGACTGCCCACAGACTAGTCTCTTCTGTGCGAATACGGGCACCAGACATATCGACACCACTTAACCCGAAGTCGGTGCGTATTGTCTGCCAATCAGCGTTTAGGTGGCCCATACTATCTCCTTCGCCGTCTGCCCGATTGGCATATACTAGGTGTCATGCGCACGGGCTCGCTGCCGGACTCATGGTTCTGCTGGGTCCTGTTGCGTGAGTGTAGGGCCTCAGCCGCCGACTGCCCGGCATTTTGGGACGACTCGTTGTCGCGATCCAGCCTAGCCTTCACCATGTCCAGAATGTACAGCATATCCTTGTCTGGATATTCGATAATCGCCGTATCATCCGACGCGATGGCGATGTGATTGCGCTGGTATTGAAAGTCCAAGTCTGTGGGTGCCTCAAAGCACTTATCAAAGTGTACATTGAAGGCGGTGCCAGCGGTGTTCTTCCCAACAATACTGCACTTGATGGGGGTGCCTACACTCAGCCCCAACCCGTTGATCTGACGCTGCACATTTAATTCCCTGGGAGGCACCAGTGCCACGTAGTTGTCCCCGATGGGATTGTAGAACTTGGTGTCCAACATGCGGTCAAAGTCTGTGGGCAGCTCAAAGGTGTTTTGCCCAATCCAGATGGTTTTCTCGTTTGCGCTGATACTGGACTCCACCCATGGGCGGTCCAGCGTCACGCTAGTGGTTGAGTTGAATACGGCGATGCGGTATGTCATCTTGGTGGAGCCAACGTGAAGCATGCTGCCCACATCTGCCGCCGTGAAGATAGCATCAATGGTGCCCAAGGTAGACCCACCATAGGCCACGGACATAAGGCCATCGTGCGATCTGGCAGCCGTGATAGCAAGATGCCCCTGCTCAGTCAGCTCCCGCCACTCTTTGTCCCCCTGCATGTTGAGCAGCACCTTGTTGGATGCCTGCACAATAGTCTGTAGTTCCTTGGACTGGGTGCCAGCAAGTGTGTCTGCCTGCTGATACCCCATCATCTGCGCAATTTCGTTGCAAAAGTCCAATGCGTTCATATTAAGTCACCCCTCCCATGACCGACAGTTCGCCGCTCATAGCTGGTTGTCCCTCTGTTGGGCTACCCGGAGTGGCCACTTCCGCCATCCCCTGAGCTGCTGCGCCTGTGCCTTGGGTGTTGGCCATCTTCTGCTGCTGCGCCATCTTCTGCTGCATGGAGGTTTCGTGGGTCTTGCCATGTGCCATGAACAATCCCTTGATCTCGCCGGGCAGGTGGGCGTACAGCTCTGTCTTTGCGAAGGCCTCAAGCTCCTTGAGGTGGGCCATGTCGTCGTCTACGGGCAGTACGTGCACAAAGGTACCGTTGGCCATGGAGCGGTTCTCCTGCTCCTGTGTCCAAGGTGGATGCGCAAATCCAGCCTGTCCGGGAGGATCTGGCAGCACAGACTCCACGTCCAAGTTCTCCCCAAAGGCTGTCACGTAGTAACGGCGCAGGTTGTTCTTGGCGTTTGGGTCCTGCTGATACTCGGGCTCATCCTTCAGCGTGAGGTACATCTGCTGAATGAGAGTGCGCTGCACATCCCGATTCACAGAGGTGAGACTACCCGAGAAGGAGAAGATGAGATTCTCACGCAGCTCCTTGGGCGAAATGTATCTCGCCTTGGATTCTCCAGTCACCTTGTACCACTTGTCGATGGTGACGTACTTACCATACAGAGCCACCACCTGCGAAATCATGTCCTTCCACGCGGTAGCCTGCAACTGCTCCACAATGGTGGACAGCTTTTCCTCTGCCGCATCCATGAGTGCCATGGTGCCTCGTGCTGTACGAGGTGCGTTGGTGTAGCTGTTGCTGCCCCCAATGCTCTGGCTAAAGGACACCACTTGGGTCAGCCGTGGCGATCATGGTGCCCGGCTTGAGCATGTTCATGGAGTTGCCATTCTGCGCCATTGACATTGGAGTGTAGAAGCCAACGGGGTTGGTCGTGATCTCCATATTGTTCTGAATGGTGTTGATGGTGCGATCCATACTGAGGTTGATCCCGTACAGAGTCTCGGCCATACCCATACCGTAGATGCGATTCGCAATCGGGATATAGGTGGCAGACACCAGAGGACGTTTCCCGTGTGGGAAAATCTCGTCGGCATACTCTGTGCCCGCAATACAATTGATGAGCTCCGGCATGAAGTGGATCACGCTAATGGGATCGTCTTCGTCGTCGGCGTAATCTTCTGTGTAGATTTCCCACACAGCCAGCTTGTTCATGTTGAGCTGGTTGTCCGCACTGTTCAGGTGCTGCCCATTGTTGCCGCCGAGCCCCGTAATCTTATCCTTGAGCTCCTCATGGTCGTTGCTGTCGTCAGAGTACGTCTCGTTGGCTTTGAGAATGCCCATGTCCTTCTTGGTGATATTCCATGCACCAGACTTGACCAGCTTCTCGATCTCGCGGTAGGTGTACCATGTCTTGTGGGCCACCCACTTGGCCGTCTGCAGGCACTTGCTGCGTGTGGGGAACACAAGGTCCTCAATCTCCACAAGCTCCACCATGGGGCACTCTCGCTCCACGATGGTGCGAAATACCCGCATGTCCACCTTGTTCACGTTGGGCGATGCTATGAGCTCCACCCGTGCTTCGTACTCCCGCCCTTGCTCGGTAAAGTATACCCGGAAGGTACTGTTGTCCAGCTGTGCTACGCGGTAGTAAGTTTGCTCCACGTCACCCAGCCCAAATACTTCCTTGAGCAAGTCTTCGATGGGCCGCTGTACAGGTATGCCGTCCATCTCTGTGTACGCATTCAGCGTGTGGGTTTCCACGGCTCTACGTTCTTTGCGTTCCCAGCGAATCTTCATGAACGCTGTGCCGTCGATCAGCATGTTGCGCAAGAAGTTTTCCAGTGTCAGATAGAAGCCGGGAATGTCGTTGCGAAATGCCCAAGACGCAAAGTTCTCAATGTCCTTGGTTTTCTGCACATCGAAGTCAGACCCACCGGACCGAGTTACATTGACAAAGGGTTCTGCCCGCCAGATGGCCGACATAATCTTGGGTACTGCAGTCTCGACTTTTTCGGTGACGAGCGGAATGTGCAGGTTGGCCGCATTGAGCCATGGTCCTTGCTCTTCGGTGGCATCGAAGCCACCCCCTTCGGCCATATATATATCGCGGCACTCACCTACTTTAGTAAGCAAGTCTCTTCTGTCGGAGTCCTCGGCTGCCCGAATAGCGTCCCCAAACCACCGGCCCCGGTTGCGTCTCCAATTTAATCCCTTGAGTACAGCCATTCTATCCTATCCCTTGTTGGCGAAGTAGTCCCTTTAACCCATGATATGTAGCCTGCGAAACAGCAAGGTAACGAATGCAGTCCAAGGCATCATCGTTGGATGCCAAGGGTTTGTCCTTCAGGTCTGCGCCACTAGCCTTACTCTGCGACGTTGCCTGCTGCCAAATGTAGTTGCGAAACTCGTACATCACGCGCCTACAGGTGTTGAAGACTACCAACTGCGGGCCAGTGTCCCATTCGTACTCGGGATCAAAGGTTAACATGCTACGAACTCTGTCAACACCGCCTGCGAAATCCTGTTTGGTGGCATTTGAAACGTAGATATCTTCGTTTCTGAGTGCTGTTGAAATACTGTAACCCGACGACCGCTCCAGCTTGTTGCCTGCGGTGTCGATGAGGCGAAAGGCCACAGGCTCTGTGTCTGGCCCCATGTACCACGACCCGTCGTACCGTTGCTCCCAGCCCTCTACCTGCTTGACGTAGTTGGCAAACTGTTCCGTGGTGCGCAGTGCTGGGTCAAACACATCGCGGTATACAAACCACTTGTTGTCCGGCGATATTGCGATCCACACAGCAGCCATAGGCTTGCGCTCTGCCGGATCTATCGCCATAATACGTGGCCATTCTTCCGGTATCTCAAATGGGTCAATGCAGTATGGGGGAGCTGCCAGCCATTCCTTATACACAGAACCCGCCAAGTGCTTGGGTCGCCCGTATACTCGGGCTTCCACTTCGTCTGGCGGTAGGCTCTTGACAAATTCATGTACAGCTCTATCTGGCAGGTACCCGCCACGGCTCTTCATGTTGTCGTAGATGTTCAATGTGATGAGATCGTAGTTCTCGCTGGTAGTGTCTTCGTCACACTTCTCCATGAGCTCTGCCATGAAGTAGGATGCCTTGATGGGGGTAGCCGTGATCCAGCTAATGCCATCAAAGTCCACCAGTCCACGCCGAATAGCAATCCAGAAGTTTTCTTTGGGTGGCTCATCACATGAGAAGTAGTGCCCATTGGGGCCTTCCAGTGCGTTGATGTCCATCTGTTGCGAGTAGATGTGGCAAATGCTGCCGTTGGTAAACTTGACGCTTACGGGTTGTCCCTGCGAATTGGTCTTTACTTTGCCCCAATCCTTTGGCAACCATTCGGCCATCTTAGCCAGAAAGATCATTTTGCCCGAGGTATTGAAGTTCTCAAGCAGGTGGAAGCCCACATTTGGTACCGGCATGGGCGAACCGTCACCCAGTTTGACCTCTCGGTCTGGGTGGTCTACCGGCAGCCAGGGGCGGTACCCCATGGCGCAGGCTATTAGCTCCAGTGTACCAACCACGGACTTGCCCGAACGGTTGGAGCCAAAGACGCAGCGTGTGCGGGCTTTGCTGGAGAAGAATTTGTGTTGCTCCCCAATTGGCTCGTAAAACAAAATCTTGTGGGTGCGCTTGAGCCGCTCGTACTCGTCGAGTTGGCGATTCAGCGCGCGCAAATCTTCGAATGCCTGCTCTTGTGCTGCGGTAACTTTATCAGACATTCGACTTCCTCCCAGAAGCGTTACTTATTCCAACCGATCAGGTGGGTTTCCCAGCCATTGTTATTGCCAATAGCGTGCATACACTCAACTACGGCCCTACACATTGTCACAAATTCGGAGGTTGAAAGGGACCCCTTGGCCCGGTTAGCCATTGTACACACCCACTGTAGATTAGTTATATCAGTTGCCAATTCCGGAAATATGGCTTTTGGCTTTATATGATCCAAGGAGGTGTTAACGCCGGTACTAACTGTATGCCCGTAAGTGCACATTTATAGTCTTGCGCTTCCAGTAGGGCCAATAGGTCAGCTGGGATAGACCCACCTCTGGAACCCATAGTATTTGATGCCGCTAGCTTAACCCAACACATTTTACAGTGAGTTATGGAAGCTAATGCGGGTTCCTTACCGCATTTTACACATATACCCTTTTCCTTGTTTCTGCGATAACGCTCTTTTGTCTTAGCACTCTCGCATCTTTTGCAATATGAGCGTACACCATTTTTACAAGTACGGTCTATGCAGTAGTCCCCTAGGGGCTTTGTGCTTCCACAATTACTGCATTTTTTAGTTTTCACAATGTTCTCCTTTAAGTTGGGACCAGTCCAAGGAGATAGACTGGCCCCCGTACCTAGGGAGCTACCCTAAGTCGTTGCTATTAAACACTATGCCGTGCACTTAATAATTCCCCTTGGGTCACCAGCACCGATAGCGCAGCGGAAGGTTGCACCCTGCTCGGTGATACCGCGATTTTCATCGGTATCAACCCAAGTACGCAGGGCTTCGCGCGTGTACCAGTTAAGGTTGTGATCGCTAGCCTGCAGGAACCAAGTAGTAGCACTGGTCAGGTACGGGCTAACAACCAACTGCAGGTTCTGCAGTGCCATCATATTGATGTCGTTGTTGTTAGTGCCGAGAGTGCGGTCGGTACCCAGGATGCGCTCTGCGGTGAAGCGGAG